ATATAAATCGTAAGCGAATGGCATCTATTTTTTCAAGAGTTGGAAATATACTTAAAAAGAATTTTCAAAATACAAACACAGAATTTAATAAAATTATCTATAATTATTTAGGACAATCAATAGTTTGGAATGCTGAAAATGATGATACATATATTAAAAAAGGATATATGTTTAATTCAACAGTATATTCTATTGTTAATTTAATAGCTAAAACTGCTAGTAATATTCCTTTCCAAATCTATGAGGTTAAAAATAAAAATGAATTAAAAAAATATAAAGCAATGACAAGTGGTTTTATGAATGGTAACATTTTACATAAATCATTATTACAAAGAAAACATGCTTTAGCAGAATTAGATAATTCAGATTTACAAAAACTTTTAGAAAGACCTAATCCTGCACAATCTTATAGCAGCTGGATTCAAGAAATTATAGCATTTGGTAAATTAACAGGTAATAGATATATATATGGTATAAAACCTGAATCAGGACCAAATCAAAATAAATGGCAAGAATTATACATTTTACCTAGTCAATCAGTTGAAATAAATAGTAATGGAATTTTTGAACCAGTTTCAGGATACAGTTTAGATTATTCAGGTCAATATAAAATTGATGCAGAAGATATTTGTCATATAAAAGATTTTAATCCATTTTATGATGGAACAGGTTCACACTTATATGGAATGTCACCATTAAAAGCAGGTTTAAGAAGTTTAGACACAAATAACGAAGCAGTAACGACTGGTGTAAAATATTTACAAAATCAAACTTCGAGAGGTGTTTTAATGTCAGATGAAGGAGATTTAAATGAAGTACAAGCACAACAATTAAAAGATAAATTTAGACAACAATATCAAGGTAGCGATAATGCAGGTGATATAATTATAACACCAAAAAAATTAAGTTGGGTAAACTTTGGTTTAAATGCAACAGATGTTTCTTTAATACAACAATATAATGCAAGTATAAAAGATTTATGTAATATTTATCAAGTACCTGTACAGTTGTTAAATAATACAGATACATCTACATATAATAATATGATAGAAGCAAAAAAATCATTATATCAAAATGCAGTAATACCTGAATTAAATAAAATTAAAGATGAACTAAATAGATGGTTAGTGCCATCTTTTGGCGAAAATTTATATTTAGATTTTGATTATTCGAATATTGCTGAACTACAAGAAGAAATGGATAGTGTAGTAAAACAAATGGGTAGTGCTTGGTGGACTACACCAAATGAAAAAAGACAAGCAATGAATTATGGTATTGATGAAGAAAATGAAGAAATGAATGATTATTACATACCTGCTAATCTCATGCCTTTATCTAATGATGTAATTGAAGAAGAAATTAAAAGTATTGATATTGATTATAACTCACTCCCTAAGGAAGAAATTAGAAATGATGTATACACAACATCACAAGAAGCACAATTACGAGCAAATGATTTAGGTTGTATAGGTACACATAGTCATACAGAAGATGGTCAAACAATTTATATGCCTTGTGCTTCACACGAAGATTATGAACGAATTACTAGTCGTGAATTAAAACCAGGTGACCACGAATATACATCTAAACAAGATTCTTATAATAATTATCCTCAAGGTGCAACTAACAATGCAAAAAGAATGTTAGAGTGGAGAGAAAAATATGGTCGTGATGTTGTCAAAGGTGGAACTGAAGTTGGTTGGAAACGTGCAAATCAATTAGCAAATCGTGAATCATTATCCATAAAAACCATAAAAAGAGTTAATAGTTTTTTAGCAAGACATCAAGATAATGCAAAAATATCCCAAGAATATAGAAATGAACCTTGGAAAGATAGAGGTTATGTAGCATATAATCTATGGGGAGGAAAATCTATGGTTGCATGGGCAAAAAGAATTTCTGAAAGAGATGATTCATAAACTAAACAAAGACTACTATACTGATTGGACTAAACAATTAGAAATTTCAGAAAATAAACAAGATAGAATTTGGTCAAATTATTTTAACAAAGAATCAAATAAAATTATAGATTCTTTTATGGTAGGAAAAATAATTCCAAATCTTGATGCTTATTATAAATTAAATGATTTACAAGAATTATATATTAATCTATATAAAACTATTGGATTAAGAATGGCAAATTGGTATTATAGACATTATGAAAAATATATTACAAAAAAAAATCCAAAACAATATCAAAGTATTTGGGAAGAAAAATTTGCATATATAGGAAAAACAATAGCAGGTGAAAGAATAGTAAGTATTGCAGATAATCGTAAAAAAGAATTTAACAAAATTATTAAAAGATATATGCAAGAAGAATCTTTTATGGCATTAAATGAAGTTACTGCTGAAAGAATTTTAAGAAAAAAATTTAAAGGAATGAGTATATCTAATGGAAAAAGAATAGTAAGAACAGAAAGTGTAAACGCAGCAAATTACGCAACTAACGAAAGTGCTTCAAGTTTGTTTGGTGTAAATAATTTACAAAAAGAATGGATATCAGGAACAGATGGTCGTGTAAGAGATGCACATTTAATGGCAAATGGTCAAAGAAGAAATATGAATCAAAAGTTTAATGTTATGGGTGAACAACTTAATCACCCTGGAGATAGTGCAGGGTCTGCAGCTAATGTGATTAATTGTAGATGTGCAAGTGCTCCAATACCAATTGTTTAAAATAATTATCTTTGTAAAATGAATATAATATATAAAACCAGTCCAATAGGTGAACTTAAGGACATAGATGAAAAGTCAGGAATCGTAAAAGGTTATGGTTCAGTTTTTAATAATATCGATTCTGATGGCGATATAATTGCTAAAGGAGCATATAAAAAAACAATTTTAGAAAATGGTGAAAGAGTTAAATATTTATATCAACACAAAATGGACCAACCATTAGGCAAAATGATAAATTTATATGAAGATGACAAAGGTTTAATGTTTGAAGCATCTATACCTAAAACACAATTAGGTTCTGATGTTTTAGAATTAATTAAAGCAGGTGTTATAACAGAAAACAGTGTTGGAATATTACCATTACAAAAAGAATCTTGTATAGATGATAATTGTTATAGAAAATTAACAGAGGTTAAATTGTATGAAATCTCTGCAGTTACATTAGCAGCAAATGATGAAGCAATGATATTAGATGTAAAAGGAAATGTTGATGTAGATAAAGTATTATCGAGATATGATAACCTAGTGAAATTAATTCGCAAAGGTAATATATCTGATAATTTAGGTTATGCTATCGAAGCAGAACTAATTAAACTCAAATCTATTTTTTCAGATAGCATCACTTTGCCGACTGATATTGAAGTCACAGAGCCGATTGAGGTAAAAAATAACGATAATGAGATTTATAAATATTTGTTTAATAAATTAAATTCGTAATAAAATGAATGACGATATAAAAAAAGAATTAGACCAAATCGGAGATTTAGTTGATTCTAAAATTGAAAAAGCATTCAATTCGGCACAAGAAAATGCAAAAGGTGAGATTGAAGAATCACTTAAAAGTGAAATTTCTAACTTATCTAACGAATATCTTGCAAAGAATGATGAAATGCAAAAAAGAATGGATACTATCGAAATGGCAGCTAAAAAAAATGCTATCGAAAGTAAGCCAGTGAATTTTAAAGGTGCTTTAAAAAATGCTATCGAAGGTGGTGCAATTGAAGGTCTTAAAAAAGGACAATCAAGAGCAGCTTCATTTGAAGTAAAAGCTGATATGACAACTGGTGCAGATTATACTGGTGAAGTTATCGCTGCAACAAGAGTACCAGGAATAAAATTTGACCCTTCAAATGAGGTTCATGTAAGGTCTATCGTACCTATCGGAACAACAACTTCTGATACTATAAGATATATAACAGAATCTGCATATACACAAGGTGCTGCTGCTAAAGCAGAAGGTACTGCACTTGGACAAACTGATTTTAACTTAACTGCTTCTACTGCTAATGTAGAATTAATTGGTACTTATTTAAGATTATCAAAGCAAATGCTTGATGATACAGAGCAATTAACTTCTTACATCTCGGCAAGAGTGCCAAGCAAGTTAATGGCAGTTGAAGATGACCAATTATTAGGTGGTAATGGAAGTGCACCAAACTTATTAGGATTAAGAAATTCTGCTACTGTTTGGAGTAATTCTGCTTCAGGATTCGCTGATGGTGTTATTGCAAACCCACAAAACATTGATGTATTAATTACTGCACTTAACCAAGTTGCAAAAGCTAATTATACTTCAGATGGGATTTTAATGCACCCAACAGACTTTCACAAGATTCTTGCACTTAAAGATGGTGATAGTAGATATTTAAAAGACCAAGTTTATCAAGGATTACAACCTACATTTATGGGAGTACCATTTAGAATCTCAACTGCAATGGCAGAAGGAGAGTTTATCGTAGGTAATTTCTCACAAGCTGCACAAATTTGGCAGAGAGAGAATGTAAGTGTTGAATTTTTTGAGCAAGATACTGACAACGTACAAAAGAACTTTGTAACAGTTAGAGTTCAAGAAAGACTTGCAATGACAACTTATTTACCAAATGCATTATGTAGAGGTTCATTCGCTACAGTAATAGCAGCTTTATAATTAATTAGAGTTTATATAATTAAAAAAGGGGAGTAGTTAATTCTATTCCCCTTTTTCTATTTAAAAAATAAAATCTTAGTTATAAACTTTTTAAAAAGTCATTAACTAAATCTTTTGCTTATATAACAAAAAAACTTTAAACTAAAAAATAATTAAAAAAAAGTAAAAATATTTTTATTTATTAAAAAAAAGTGTTATATTTATACTATAATTAAAAAACAACTAAATTAAAAATTATGGAATTAAATAAATTTGAAAGAGAAATTATAATAGATAAAATAAAAA